AGAAGTTTGTGGTGAGGTGGGCGCAAAATATATTCTTGCATTCGACCCCAGTTGGGCAGAAAGTGAAAGCAGCGACGACTTTGCAATGATGGTTATAAAATTGAATGACGACAAAAAAATTGGAACTGTTGTTCACAGCTATGCGCTCAGCGGAACAAATTTAAAACAACATATTTTTTATTTTTATTATTTGCTCACTCATTTTAATATTGTGAGTATTGTTGGCGACTATAATGGAGGAGTACAATTTATCAATGCATGCAATGAAAGTAGTTTGTTCAAGCAAAACAAAATGAACATCAAGTGTCTAAACACAAACTTTGATGATCTCGAACATTACCAAGAAAAAATAATTGAAGGAAAGAAAGAATATAATTTACAAGACAAAACAATTTGTTATCTGCGAAAACCAACCAGTCAATGGATACGATTGGCGAATGAATTGTTGCAAGCAAATTTTGATCATCGTAGAATCTTCTTTGCTAGTCGCGCAATTGATGATGCATACAACGAACAACGCAACAAAAAGATACCCATTCAAGATATCAAGTTTTTGAGAACATCTCAGAGTTTAGAGCGTCAAACAAATGCTGCAAAAATGATCGACTTTGTGGAACATCAATTTGATATGATGAATCTTGTGAAAACACAATGCTCGCTGATTCAAATCACAACCTCTGCAAGTGGCACACAAAATTTCGATTTGCCACCAAGTTTAAAACGGCAAACTGGTCCAGAAAAAGCAAGAAAAGATAGTTATAGTGCGCTTGTACTTGGAAACTGGATGGTTAAATTGTATTATGATATGATGAACGCAAAAGTTGATAATGTAAACTATACCTTTACTCCCATGTTTATAAACTGAGTGTACCTTTTGTGTAAATGACCAAAGAATATAAATACACCACAACTTTTGATAGCGTAATTTTCGCATCAAGTGAGATTGAGAATTCGAATATCAGTCAGGCATCTCTTGATTCTCTGAGACCTTTGATTCCTGCGAACATCGATCTTGATCGCAACATCGATCTGCTTGGCGTGGCATTCAACGCAGCAGTGGTAAACAAATTTAATAAAAATGGAGATGGCATTGCCAGCGAAGCAGCTGTGGCAATCAAAGACTACTTCGTTCACAAACCAACCAACATTGAACACGATCGCGATCGAATTGTTGGACACATTGTATCTGCTGGATTTTCAAGATACGATGATTCATCTGAATTGATGGATGACGATGAAGCTTTGATCACCGAGGGCGCTTACAATATTGCACTTGCCGCAGTAATCTACAAAACAGCAAGCAAAGAGTTTGCTGATCTAGTAATGAACTCAACCGATCCAGAAAGTGATTATTATCAAACCGTTTCCACAAGTTGGGAAGTTGGTTTCAATGATTATGTGATTGCAGTTGGCGGCGACGATCTGAATGAATCAACAATTGTATCAGATCCTCAAGAGATTCAAGCATACTCTCCTTATTTAAAATCTTTGGGCGGAAAAGGAACATTGAAAGATGGTCGAAAAGTTAATCGCTTGATTGTTGGCGAAATTTATCCTCTTGGAATTGGATTCACATCCAACCCAGCAGCTGATGTAAAAGGATTGGTTGCACAACAAGGAGAAAGCAAGCCAGCCACATCCAGCAGAAATGAACCAATCGACAAATTAATAACAAAAGTAAAAAAACTTCCCATTCCTCTCAGGAAAATGTACTAAACAAAGAAACCAATAATAATACTATTATGGACAAAGACACAATCATAAATGAATTCCGAGCAGCTTTAGACGAAAAGCTTGGCAACCAAGATTTCTCTGAAGAGAGCGTCGCAAGCATCTCTAAAGTGTTTATCGAGGCTATCCGCGAGAAAGGCGAACAATACGTTGCTGATCTTGAAAAGGCTAAAGCTGAAAAAGAAGAAGCTGTTCAGGCTCAAAATTCTCTTCAAGAGAAAATGGGCGAAGTAGAGCAGCAACTACAATCCACACAAGAAAAGCTTGCAGCTCTCGAACAAGAAAATGCTGCTCGTGAATCTGAAGTTCGTTTCAATGCCCGTATGGAGTTGTTGAACGAAATCTATGAACTTGACGAAGAAGATTCCAAAATCGTAGCATCTGAACTTGCTGACCTTGACGAAACCGAAGAAAGTTTCGCTGGTTATCAAGAAAAGCTTGCTAAGGTCTGGAAACACAAAAACAAAGAATTTATCGCTGCCGAGCAAAAGGCATTCGAAGAGCGCGTAGCTGCAGAAGTTGCAAAGCGCCTCGAAACAGTCGAAGCTGCGACAGAAGAAAAAACAGAAGTAGAAGTTGAAGTTGCACAAGCATCCGAAGCTCAAGAAGAAGTTGAAGAAGCTAGCGACGAAGTTGCTGAAGCTCTTGACGCTCTTGAAGTTGAAGAAGCTGCTGTTGTCAACAACAACGAAAGTTCTTCCGACAACGAATCGCTTCGCGATCGTCTCGCCAAGACTTTCAAACAATCTGTTAAAATTTCATACTAATATATAGAAAGAAAAAAATTATGGCAAAAAGAATACTACCATACCGTGACTACAGTGAACATGACGTTTTGAATTTGTTCTCTTTAGATACATCTGCTGAAGCAGCTGGCTTTGCTGGTTGGACAGAAGCTGCATCTGGAGATCATGATTCTGGTGTTGTGGTCAAAGTAAAAACAGGTGAACTGCCCGGTGATCTGCCTGGTGGACTTAGTGAGCATGCTTCTGGTGATGAGCTTAGAAAGTATCTCGGAGCAAGTCCAACAAGTGCACACATCGGATACAATGCATACCCCTATAACGGTATGACAGTTGAACCTGCTGGCGCTGGCGACGTGGCCGTAGGAATCACATTACGTGAAACCTTGGCGTACGACGAAAATGGAGAAAAACTTCTCTATTACAAACAAAAATTGGACGAAGCTCAAGCAGTTCTTCCTGGTCAAACAGTTCCTGTTTTGACAAGAGGTCTTGTATTACTCAGTGCTAACGCATTTGATGCATACGACCATGATTCAGACGGAGCAACTGCTGAGATTACCAATATCACTATTGGTGCAAAAATCTATGTTGGCCCAGGTGGAAAATTGAGTACAGAAGTTAGTGGAGATCCTGTTGGATCTGTAGTAGCTAAATCTGGCACTGACAAAGTTCTCTGCAAAATCAGCTTCTAAGAAAGGAAATTTAATATAATGAAAATTACTTTAGAAAGAACACCCGAGCAAGTCGAGCTTATCAAAGCTATGGCTTCGAAGAATCGCGATGTTGCCTACGAAGCTCAAACTGCTTTGGCTGAATTTATCGGTCCAGTTTTGGCAGAAGTTGTTAATACAGCTCCTACAGTAAGCAACATGTTTACTAGCCTTCAGTTCAACAGTGACGAAAGCCCAAGCATTCCTTTGGATCTTTATCACGACATTACTGACGAAGATTACATCCAAGTTTGGAGTCAATCAGTTCCTGGCGGACTTCCTACCAACCAAGTTGCTCCATCACAAAGCGAGCTTAAGTTCACAACTTATACTCTCGACAGTGCATTGAGCTTCGACAAGCGTTATGCTTCTCGTTCCAGACTTGACGTTGTTAGCAAAACATTCACACGCATGGCTCAAGAAATTCTCCTTAAACAAGAGAAAACTTCTGCCAGCATGATCATGACTGCTTTGGCTAACGCTTCAACAAATGGCGAAAAACACGTTATGCGTTCTGCTCAAACTGGACGTTTCTTACTCTCCGACCTTAACAAGTTGTTCACCAAGGCCAAAAGAATCAACACTTCTTGGACTGGTGGAACTCCTGCTGATCGTCGTGGACGCGGAATCACAGACATCTTGGTTTCTCCTGAAATCGTAGAAGAAATTCGCGGTTTAGCTTACAATCCAATCAACACAATTGGTGGAGCTGGCGGAGCACCAACAGCTGGTGATGGTATCGCAGGTACCGACACAATGCGTGATGCTATCTTCAATAGCGCTGGCATTCCTGAGTTCTATGGCGTATCCATTCAAGAGTACAATGAAATGGGTGTTGGTCAAAAATGGAACAAAGTGTTTAATGCTGCTGCTACCGGAAAGTTTTTCGCAGATCATTATTCTGTGGCAGGCACCGAAGGTACTAATGTCGGAACAGGAGATAATGCTACTCCAGAAAAATTCGGATTCCTTGAGTCAGCAGAACAAATTCTTGTTGGTGTTGACCTCAGCCGTGAGTCTATGATTCGCGCAGTAGCTACCGATTCCGAGTCCGGAGACGAGTTTAGTCTTGTATCCGACGACCAATTCGTAACACGTCAATCCAAGATTGGTTACTACGGTTCTCTTGAAGAAGGCCGTATGATCATCGACGACCGTGTGTTGCTTGGTCTTATCGTTTAATTTTAATTCAAAATAAACGTTTCGTAAAAGGTCCACCTCAGGCAACTGGGGTGGATTTTTTATTTTATCAATTTACTATATATTAGTGTATAATCCTACAAGGAAAAAGGTATAAATTATGGCAAACAAAAAAACAACATCGAGCAAGTCTACTACTTCCAAAAAAGCAACCGCAAAAAAGAAGCAAGTACAACTTGAGAATCTTCAACAAACAAATGGAAAAAGTTATGAAGACCAAGTCGCTAAGGCGCGCGAACTTGAAGATATTTTAGGGATTGCAA